TAATTTATTATAGGTTGTATTGTATGCACCGCCGTTTGTTCTAGAATTAGCAGTTCCTCTTAATTCATGAATTATAAAACTTAATTGTGCAAAGAAATCTTCGTATGATAAATTATTTAGTGCAGAATACATCTGCAGTTTATTCAGTCTTCTTCCTTTTGCTTCGCTACTATTCCACTGTGCTAAACCAACCGAATTTACATTTGAATTAACGTATGCTGGATCTAAATCTGAGTTTTCTCTTTCAAGATTACCTATAATACCTGCAGCCACTTCTTCGCTAAATTGATTTGTAATAAGAAACTGCATTATAATATTGCGCTTCTGTGGTACAGAAGGATTTTTGCCATATGCTTCTTTCAATTTTGGTGGAATATAAACAGCATCAGTTGTAATATTATCGGCATCATAATAGGCTTGATCTCTTGCGACAGCATTACTTGCTTGAGTTGTAGAAGGAGATTCTGTTTTATTTAAACTTCCTAATATAAGTGGATGCTGAGATTCTTTTCCGTCAAGAAAGATACCAAATACTGAAGCAGTTGGTTTTAATTGTGTAATTTTACCAATACCTGAAGCACCGCCCTCGGTTGTAGGAATCAAAACTTGAGCATAAGGCAAATCATCATCCGGAACATCTGGGCCGTGAATGCCATGTATTCTAACCTGTAATCTTCCAATCGATTCAGGATCATGCTTTTTAACAGTTCCAACGAACCATCTTGTTTCATCTCCATAAAAACTCATCTACTAGCCTTTCGATTAGTAAGTCTACTAATACCCATTGAAACATTATGTAAACTATCAGGTACATTAAATATATGGCGCTTTGTCAAAATCATAAAGTCGCCTGATCTTTTATCATCTACTTTTCCTTGGTCGTCATTTGTTAAAATTTCTACTTCAATTTTATTTCCAACAGAGGTTTTACTATTTTTAGCAGAGAATAATAAACCAGGAACATATATTTCATATATATTTTTCATTAACATATTTAAAATACTTTTTCTGGTTTCCAATAGTGTGGTAAACATATCAAATTCCGGTTGTTTAAACGCGTTATATTCGCTATTAGGATAAGTGTGTATTCCTAAACTTATTTTATTTTTTGTATTAAAATCAGAAATACTTCTTTCGTCTATTCCTTCAGGATCAGCTACAAACTTATTATCTATTAATACACTTTTAAAATTAGCATCTATTATTTCGTTTGATATCAAAGAACGAATCTGCTGATCAACATTTAAATGCGTTGGATAAATTTTGCCAGATGTTAAATTTATATGATTATAATCAGATCCTACTGCTCCGCGTTTTGCTAGCTTTAAAGTATTTTCTAAATTAGAATTTGACATAGCAGTAATTGACGTAGCTTGCGTTTCTATATCGCTTGTCGAGGATGTTATCTGACTAAATTTAAATGGCGAGCCTTTATTAAAAGCTTCTGTCTTTTTACTCAATATTGTTTCGAGATCAACTAAGTTATAATCTTTTGAAAAAATAGACGAATATAAAAAGTATGGCATACCGGTGTCAGTAGTCATGTTTGATAAAACTTTTTTAGCTGCGTCAAGAGGTGATATAAAGGGAGCAATATATCGAAACGGTTTTTGGTGAGAATTTGTAAGAGAACGATTAATTAAATTTCTATTTAAGTTGTCTTTTAATATATTAGATAATATATTTTCACCTTTACCTTGATAAGATTTACTTATTTGTTGAAGTTCATTATAGTATCCTATATCTTCAATCATATTCACAATAAGAGTACTAGTCGTGTCATTATTTTTCATCTGACCTTCGACATCTAATAAAACAAAATTTAATTCTATTACTTGGCTTTCTTTAGTAGGTAAAGCAAATTCTATTTTTATACGTTCAGTACCTTGTACATCAGCTAATCTATAAATATCGTGGTCATCGATTAAAACCATATTTCCTGTTAAATAAGGAGTATTAATTGATTCGAATATATTAATTTCAGCTACGATTGATGCAGCGGCCTTTTCTGGTCCAAGCAAAAGAAGAGGTTTATTGAATCTATCTGAATTTAGTTCAATACTAATGATATCAACTTTTTCGGCTGAATGTACTGCTTGCGCCATTATGCTCTCAATTGTTTTTGAAATTCTGTACTAATTCTATCTACCATAGAACGTTTAAACACTTTTATCTGGGCTAAAGCATCATTTTCTGATCTTAGTCTTTCAAGATAGGTAACAGGTGTTTTGCCTGAAGTTCCAACAGCAGTTATATCAACTCCGAAACCTGAACCATATATTGGTAAATCCACCCAATTCCCATCTGCATCTTCGTAGTGATGAACAGCATTTAATTGAGTAGCAACAGAATCTGCATTCACTGATTTTAACTTATTGCTTGTTCCCCACAAATCAGTATCTTCTACACCAATAAAACTATAAAGAGTAGTGCCAGCTGGTAAAGTATTTGTCGATAGAGTTGCAGTAGCAGTAGCCGTTGTACCGCCTGCCGTATCAGGATCAGATATTGTTATTGTTGGAGCCGCTGTATAACCACTTCCTTTATTACTCAACAAAATATTTGTAATAACACCTGATGATAGAGTCACAGCCTGAACTGTAGCACCACTACCATCTCCTCCAGAAATAGTTATGGTAGGAGTAGTAGTATATCCTGATCCACCATTTGTAACTGAAATACTTCTGATTTCGATAATAGGCTCAATTGTAAGTTGCCCCAAATCTAAATTCTTTTCTAGCAATCTACCTTTAAATCCTGGATTAGCAAAAGAAGGATTAGCACCAGGAGATCCAGTATCTCTTGTTGCGACAATATCATTCAAATAAAATTTATTAAAACTATCATTATCAATTTCAGTAAGAGCATCTTTTGTCGAAACAACAGTATTCGGATAGTATTTTGTACCTAGAGTATATACTTCTTGTTGTCCAATAGGCCAGCCTTGTCTTCTCAGGCTTTCGTTTAAGAAGTAGAATGTCCAATAGTAATCTGTCGAACCATACAATTTGTATGATAAAGAATCTGGTCTTTCACCGTCCATAATAGTGTATGTTTCATAAACACTAATATCGTCTGAGACTCTATCAACTAGGTCTACATATGTAGTCAAATTCTGAAATAAAGCCGGTGATATTTCATTACCAAAATTGTAATCTACAAGCGGAAAGTTTCTAAAATAACTCATGATTAATACCCTCCGAATACGATGTCGCGTTTAGTTAAAGCTCTTTCTTCAATGAAAGATAATGATATATCTGTTTCTTGAAAATCTCCGCCGCCTTCACCGTCGCTATGAAATCCTGAATTAGTGGGATTGTAAACAACGTTTACGTTTTCTAAAAAGCAAGGTAAGATTCCAGTAGTAACTTGTTTTTTACCATATAGCGCTTTAATATTAAATTTGCTCGGAAATCTTAGTGCTGATTCTAATCCTTCGCTTGAAGTGTCCGGATACATTTCTTCTCTAAAGAATTTTACGATCTCTGTTATCTCATTTGCTTCTTGTTGAGTTGTAGGAATAAGTTTAAATGTAAATACAAATTGACGAATACCTACGCCTTTTAGAGTTTGTCTTCTATTAGGATTTAAAGTAATACCAGCCGTAGTTTCAAGTGCGCCAGTTAATTCTGAGCTAAGTTTATTTGAAACTCTTAGTGCAGCGACTTGAGCAACTTCAGAACCTAAACCTTGACGAAAGGCGGCTTGTAAAGAATCAAAATCGGGTAGAAATTCACTAGCAGCTTGTCTCAGCGCTTCTCGACCAGAACCACCAGCTCGAAGTGCTTTAGCAGCTGCGTTTCCGATAATATTTAAATCGACATTAGTATATTCTATTCTATCTTGAAATTGTAACGCAGACGGTAAAAATAAAGTAACCGTACTTTTATTACCTATATGGCGAGGTAAAGATTTTCTATTATCTGGTAACTGATTATTGTAAAAATCAGCTTTTCTTTTATCTACATCTGCCTGTTCTGCCCGCAAGGCTGCTAGAATCGTAGGATTTGTTTCTGCAGTAATTGCTGATCCAAGATCGGTTTGTACTACCTCGGTATCAAATAGATCAAAAGCCGTACCCGCAAGAGTTTTATAATCTTCTTTATAAGCTTCAAATCTTATACGACCTTTATATAGATCTTGATCTTCCTGAGGAAATTTTAGACTGATCCTATCCGCGGTTGGTCTGACCTTTGGTCGAGTAGACGGTCCTGACATTCTTATATCCTTAATAAATACCAAAAAGTTAAAACTATTTATATGGAAAATGATGGCATATTCTGGACATTATAGGGTTAAAAATAGATCTAAATATAGAGGTGATGCCGATAGTGTAATATTTAGATCGTTATGGGAGAAACATTCGTTTCGCTGGTGTGATGAAAATCCTAATGTAAAGCATTGGTCAAGTGAAGAAACCGTTATTCCGTACTTTTATGATGTAGATAAAAAATACCATAGATACTTCATGGATCTTAAGATTACGTTTAAGAATGGTAAAACTATTCTTGTTGAAATTAAGCCAGATAAAGAAACATCTCCTCCAAAATTTAACGGTAGAAAAACAAAACGATATATCAACGAGGGTTTGACATACGTTAAGAATATGAATAAATGGGCAGCTGCTCAAAAATATGCTAAGGATAACAACTACGAGTTCCAGATATGGACCGAGAACACACTTAAAAAAATGGGCATATTACCGAATCCTAAGAAAACAATAAAACCGTTAAAACCTCTGAGAAAAAAGAATAAATAGATTTATGTCAAACTTATTTCAAAAACTCGAAATGGAAGCATTTCGTAAAGGTATCACTCCTAGAACCACAGAATCTAGGAACTGGTTTCGTCGTAAAGCTGGACAACTTGGTCGAGTCAATAGAAATGCTCTGATGAAAGAAGAGCCTATTCAATTGAAGAATCGTCAAGTGATTGGTTCAATGTATATGTTCTTCTATGATCCTAAGCATAAAGAAACTTTGCCATACTATGACAGCTTTCCTTTGGTAATCGTATTAGACAAAGCCGAAGGTGGTTTTTTAGGAATGAACCTACACTACATTCCACCAGTTTTAAGAGCTAAATTTTTAGATGCGTTGATAGATACTGCTAACAATAAAATGTACACCGACGATACGAGATTTATGGTTAGCTATAGAATGATGAAAGCCGCTGCTAAATTTAAATATTATAAGCCATGCGTAAAACATTATCTGACTTCTAATATAAGAAGCCGTCTCGCACTCGTACCTGCACCTGAGTGGGAAATCGCTACATTTTTACCAACAGCTGATTTCCAAAAAGGATCGAAAGCTCAAGTATATAAAGATTCTAGGAAGGTAATCTAATGGCAGCTATTGAAGATTTAAAAGCTAAAGTGAATCAAAAGAGAGGATTAGCTCGTACTAATCTTTTCTCGGTAGAACTACCTCGTATTGATGGAGCTGCGATGGACGGTAGAGAACTTAATGTCTTGTGTAGAGATATAGTTTTACCAGGTAGGCAAATTTTAAGTAATGAAAGATTAATTGGTTCTCAAATGGAAAAGGTAGCGTACGGATATGCAGTGACAGATATATCTTGTACCTTTCTATGTTTGAATGATTATGGTGTTCGAACATATTTTGAAGCCTGGCAAAACAAAGCTTTTAACCAAGAAACTAGAGAACTAGGTTATTCTCATGGCCCTGATGGATATGCTAAAACAGTAAAGATCCATCAATTAGAAAAGTCTGGAAATCCAAGAAATATATTACCAGAATTTATTCGAAAGCAAATTAATATTCCAGGTCTTGGTTTTTTATCAGCACCTCAAAACCGAAAAGTATATAGCTTAGAATTAGAATATGCTTATCCGACTAGCATGAACGCCATTACGTTTAATAACGAACTTGATGGCATCGTTGAATTAAATGTACAACTTTCATATAGGAATTGGAAGAGAATTTAAGGATGAATTGAAATGGCACTACCCCAAATTAATACCTTTCCATGGTATGATATCGTTATTCCATCGACAAATGAAACAGTAAGATATAGACCGTACAACGTAGGAGAACAAAAAACCCTTCTTATGTCTTTTGAATCCGGTGAAGCTAGCAACATTGCAAAAGCTTTACTTGATATAGTAGCTAATTGTGTCGAAGGAAAAGTTAATAAACATACTTTAACTACATTCGATGTAGAATATATGTTTCTACAAATTAGATCAAAATCTGTAGGTGAAAAGAGTAATATTATTTTAACTTGTTCTGAGTGTAAGCACGAAAACGAAATAACAGTTTCAGTAGACAAAATTGATGTTGATAGAAATAAATGGCCTGAAAAACTTGTGAAGATTTCTGAAGATTATTCTATTGAATTAAAATTTCCTACGTATATCGATGTGATAAATGACAAAGGAAAACTAGATGATACGACAGTAAGTGAATTAATGTTTGACACTGTTTTGCAAAGTCTTTATAAGCTACATACGCCTGATGAGCTAATTTCTTTTAGCGATGAACCAAAAGATGAAGTGTTAAAATTTTTAAATAATCTTACGGCCGAGCAATATCAAAAACTAATAGAATTCGTAAATAATCTTCCTCGTTTAAAACAAGAATTAAATTATGAATGCGCTAAATGTAAAGCTCAAAATACACACACTTTAGAAGGATTATATGATTTTTTTTAATAGCTCTTTCTCATGATACGTTAGTTAATTTTTATCAAGTTAATTTTCAATTACTGCAAAACTATAATTATTCTTTAAGTGATCTTGAAAATATGCTACCATGGGAAAGAGAGATATACTTGGACATGCTTCTAGACCAAATAAAAGCTCAGCATGAAGAGCAACAAAAACGTAATCTTAGATAAGGGCACACAATGTCTTCTTTGGAAATAATAAACAAGACTCTTAATGATATCCATGGAGATACCAGTAAGCTTAATAGTAATTTTGATGCATGGTTTAAATCTCAAAATAGAAATAAACTAGACGACGAAGAAGCTAGAAGAGAACGTGCTAAATTATTAGCTGCGCTTGGTGCAGGTGCCGTAATGGGATCTAGCAGAGGTACTACGGCTGCCGCGGCCGGAGGTTCAAAGGGATTTAATATACCGCCATTCTTAAGTCGTCTTTTAGCTTTAACTGGAATTCCGTTGGCGGCTGGACTTGCGTATAAAGGTTATCGAATTGGTTCTGCTCCAAGAAGATTAGGAGAAAATTTAGGTCAAAAAGCCCTTGATTCATATCAAGCAAATAAAGCTAGAAGAGATGCTACAGCAAAAATGAAACAAGCTGAATCAGATTTTGCAAAAGCACAATTTAAAACCGCCTCAAATAATCCAGCAAATCAAATGCAAGGGGTAGATACAACGCTTGCTAGTTCAGCCATGTCGCCAGATGCAAAAGCTAATGTTAGAGTTGAGTCAAGCAAAATTATAACAGTAGGAGGACAATCCAGGCTTGCAACTCCTGCAAATATATTTACTACAGATCTCTTAAATAATTTAGCTGAAGCTAAATCTAAAGGATATACTAGAGTATCACTCTTAACTACAGATCCAAAAATAATAAAAAAAATAGATGCGATTGAAGCTAAACACAAAGTAAAAATATCATCTACTGTAGATGGAAAGGTAGTTTTACAGACACCTAAAGGCGGAGTATTATCTAATAATGCTAGAGATAAGGTAATAGCAGATCTTAATGCTATTAAGACAAGTCCAGCCCAACCAAAAGTAAAAATAAAAACAAAAATTCCTGTAGCTGGAACTACAGTAGGAGGATTAGCTGCTTTAGAAGTTGGGGCGATTGCCAATGAAGCTTTTACAACTCTAGGAGTAAATTCTACAGGATCTGTTTTAGATTCTCCGACTGGAGAGCAAGTTTCAGCCGGAAGTTTGGCTGCAGAACTAACAGCAGGAGTAATAAGTTTACCCGGATCTGTTGTTGATTTTGCATTAATGTTAGCAGCAGCTGTTAGTGGCGAACAAG